CGTAACAACTCTGTTTGATACAGACTCGGAAAAATCAGTTAATATTCTTGATTTGAAATTAAATTCATCAGAGAATGGTTTTTCAAATCCTTCAACATAATTTTCCGATACTAAATCAAAATCATTGAAAGATTGTAAATTCTCTACACTTATAAGATCTACTAATTTTGTAACAACACTTTCTGGGCGAACTACTAAATCATCAAATCTTTCAGTTGGTAATTGTGATTCAAGTTGTAAATTACCAAACTTTCTAAATCCAGCTGTATGACCTAGCGATCCAACAATATCTTTCCACTCATCATATTGAACTCTTGATTTTACTGAATAAGAAAAGGCATGGTAGTAATCATTATCATGAACTCTTTGAATCTCATCATTTAAGAATCCAGTGTTAGTTTGCCAACCATTATCAACAATATTAAAATAGTCAAGATTATATTTTGATTCAAATTTAATTTTTTCTTTTATTATACCTTTTGCACCAGTTGGAGATGTATATTCATTATTAGTTCCGATTCTCTCTCCTCTAAATTTTGTTTGTTCAATTGTTTGGCCGATCTCAAACTCTCTATTACTCTCAACTGTTAGATATTTACTAGAATTATTCCAATTTGAGACTGCACCTTTAACTACAGTTCCAGAACTATCAACCATTTGTATATCATCACCAATTCTGAAATCTGTTGGTTGTAATTTTACGTCAAACTGTGGAAAATATTTTTCAGGAACTAATGTTGCGTTAGATTTTACTGCATTGAACACACCGGGAAACTCAATATTTTTTTCTAGAAAATCTGACATATTATAAGTAACCACTCCAAAACCACCATAATTTGGAGTTACACTTGTCAAAGTAAACAAAGCATAATCATAATCAGATGAATTATATCCCGAAGCTGTAGAACCCACTCCAACACTTACATTTTCAACTAAAACTTTATCACCTACACTAAATGGGAAAGGATCAATATATTCACCAATAGCGTTCAAAGTTCCGCTAAAAGTATTTTTCATTGTAACCGTCACTTCTTGAGTGTTATTATCATAAGTAATATTTTTCGCTCTTATTCCGTTTGGATTTCCTATTGGAATAATCGTAGGAGTCGAATCATTTAATGATTCAGTATTTTCTAAAATTTCAACAATTTCTTGTTCAGGTCTATATCTTAAATCAATATCTGTTACAGGTTTTTTAGTAACTCCGTCTATAACAACTAAACTTGGATTTTGATTATATCCCTTTCCAAAAGATGTTATCCCTATTGATTTAAAACCACTTAATGGAGTAATTCTAAGAACTTGTGGGAATAGGGCTTCTGGTTTTAAAGTGGAATCAGTCGGATAATCAAATCCTATATTTTCTAAAGATATTTTTGTTGGTTTACCTATTGTTGATGAGAAAGTCTCAACGACTGCTCCACTACCTAAATCAGATGTAATCGTAGTTATTCCGGGAACGATTTGATATCCACCACCAGATTCAGTGATTGTTATTTCCTCTATAGATCCATATGCACTGGTGGATATTGTTGAGTATCTTAAAGTCGATGTTGTTGGTGTATAAGAGTCTGATTCAGGTGCAACAGGTAAATCATATGTAAATGTTGTTGACCCAGTTGAAATGATATTAAATTGTCCACTGTAGAGGCTTTCTCTTGTTGAAATATTATTGTTTAATGAAACTTCATCATCTATGGATATTTCTTTATTTTCAGTTAAATTATCTGATACATTTACTGGTGATAATTTATAATATAAATTTTTTGGAGTATTTTCATTTATTTTTAAAGTGACTTTTGCATCACCAGTAACACCAATTGTTCCAGTTCTTGTTACATCAAAAGAGTTCGATAAACCACTTGTTTCATAAATTTCATTAAATTTTTGATCTTTATAAAAGTCAAAGTAGAAAGCAGGATATGATGTAGCACTCTGTGTATATGATAAAGATGAATCACTTAAATCAAAGATGGCATTAGATCCTCTGTAAAATACAAAAGGAGGATTAATAGGAGAAATTGTTCCATCTCCAGTAGAGGATATTCCAACAAACTCTGGAAAATCTTGAGATAATTGATATTTACTATCAACAAATTTTAAAGTATTTTCATCTACAACATAAACATAATACTCTTTGTTATTATCTAAACCGATTGGACTATTTGATGTATGAATAACTTTTGTACCAGTCGTTAATTTATGATCATCAATGTTTATTGAATCTCTAATACCACCGGTGGCAGCTCCTGTTGTAATTCCTGCTGCAACATAATCTAAAGGATTAAACACTGCTCTACGACGGACTTTATTATATTTGACTGTTATTGTTGTATTAATTCCCGTATTAACATCAACAAAAATAGTATCATTGTTTTTTAAACCATGAGTTCCAGTCCCCACTACAGTGACTACGTTTCGAGTAATTGATCCAGATATTTTAGTTCTACCCTTAACTCTTAAACTGTGAATTGATCCAATACCAACATCTAAGAATTGTATTTCTTCAAAAGTGGGAAGTGTTCCTGTTAATCCTAATCCAAATCTTACACCAGTTGATCCTATTCCAACTCTGACTGTTGATAATCCTATAAGATTATCAGTCTTTCTAATTACAAACAAAGATGTTCCAATACCGACCGTGGTATCAACCGTAGGAGTCGCAGAGAAGAATTTGACTTTAGGTGCTGTTTCAGATCCATTAACACCATTTAACTCATAATTAACAACATCACCAGTTTTTAATCCATGTTGTGGTAGGAAAATTGACCCTCTAGGTATCACTCTAGTAGATGGCCCTGCACCCGGATTATTGATGGTAATTGTATTTCCTATTCCAGTTTCATTATCAGGATCTGAATGGGATGTTCCAATTGAATTTGACGGATTAAAGTATATTTCTCTATCTTCATTAACAGGAAAACTCGTTTCAATTCCGGAAGAAAAGGTGAACACTCTAGGAATTTCTTCAAGAATAGTTGATTGAGTATGAGATACTCCGACTGCTTCAACTGGTCTTAACACTCTGATTCGAGATGAGAGCGTGTCAACTTCTAATACTTTGACAATTTCTGTTGAAAGACCTACTTTAAATCTATCGTTAGGTCTTATGCCACTTATTAACCCCTCAACATTAAAGAATGTAACGATGCCTGTTGCACCAGCGGTTCCGATTCCTTGTGATAAAATAAGTCTTGTAGAACTGATTCCAATTTTGTATGAACCAATTAGTTCTGATCTTGTTGTTGAAAGACCTCCAATATTTACAGTAACTCCATTTTGAAGATTAAGAGATGTAGATGCTATACCTACGAGTGTTTGTCCAGAATTTCTGTAAAACTTTATTCCAGAAATACTTTCCTTAGATACACTAATACCTGAGATTGATCCTTTTAACTTAGTGACTTTTGCCTGTGCATCAAAAGAATTTGAAACATTTTGATCAAAGATAACTCGGTCATTTACTTTATAGTCAATACCACCAGATGTTATTCCGACAGAATTGACTCCACCTTTTGTAACAAAATCAATGTTGGAATCTTGCTTTACAAACTTATATGATTCTGTTAAGTAATCATATCCACTGAAATCCTTATTCATTGCAAGTGAATATGAATTCCTAATTGCGTTTGATTTATTAATATCAAAATTAGTTTGATTAGAGACTCGGCTAAAGTTAAATTTATTAGGTCGTGAGTTATACTTGTTACCTATTAAATAAGGGAATACTGGTTTTTTAAAATTTTTAAATATTCCATCTGAGGCTGATGCTGAATCAAAAGTGGCAAAGTAAGCATATGTTCCATTTGGATATTCTGGAGTGATACAGAATCTTCCATTATTTTCATCAAGGACAGAATCATCGTTTGATGTTTTGAAAGTAAAATCTTCTACAAAAAATTCTGGTGGAAATGCGCTAACGGGAGGTCTATTATCTTTCTTGCTTGCCTCCTCAACATATCCAGATTTAATTTGAACTATATCACCACCGTCTCTTCTTGAATATCCGTATGGCCCATAAATTGGATTCCCATCATATGCCCATCCTAAAATAGGAGAGTGTTGATCGCTACTACTTTCAACTCCGTTAATTATGGATAAATCTTTTTTACCAAAAAGGATATTTCCATCTGCATCATTTGCATATGATATTCTCCTTAAATTTCTTGGTGCATAAGTATATGAACACTGAAGTCCAAATAAACGATTTGTAGGTGTGCTTATAAAAACATCATCATCATTTAAATTGGACAAATTTTTTCTGAATTGATTAACTCTCCATTTTTGTAGATTTGGACTAAACCCTGCGCCTTTACCAGAAGCATCAACTCTTACACTGGTTGAGGTGACACCATATCCAATACCACCACTTTCGATATTTACTGATGTTATATTTCCTGATGAATTTATTTGAGGAGTGAGTTTTGCATCTGAACCTATGCCCAATACCACTAAATCTGGTGGTGAATTATAATCGGTTCCACCATAACTTACACTTACATCAACAATTCTACCGTTTGCTACCACTGGTGTAATAACAGCATCTCTTCCAGTGTTTAAATTAATTTCAGGAACTCTGTTAAAGTTAAGCACTTCAGAAGAACCATAACTAACACCAGTGTTTGTCAATTGTAATGATGTTATTTCGCCTCTAAAAATAGGCTGAACAGTCGCTTGAAATGTGTTACCCGATATTGATGATATTCCAACTCTACCAATAACCTCTACAGATATTGGTGGATAATTAAATGTATGAGTTCCAACTCCAACATTTCTTAATTCATTAAATTGATTTGTTTTTAAATAAAAATCGCTAACTGTTGTTCCAACTCCAACAGCAGCTAATTTAAATTGATCTTCATTTATGACTGAAACATAATATTCTTTGTCCGTTGATAATCCATCAATTTCTGTTCCGTTTACTGAATACTTTACAATTTCACCTGTTTTATAATCATGGTTTTTTATATTAATTAAATTCAAAGAAGTGTTTATGCCCGTTGTCTCACATGATCTCGCTTTGTTTTCATAACCTGATCCCTCTTCTAAAACAACGATAGAACTTACTATAGATTTTCCATTTAAAGATTTAAATGATTGAACACCACTTCCAAAATCTGTAAACGATATCGCATTTACTCCTGCAATCGCCTCATCATAACTTTTATGTAATTGAACAGTATATTCTGATACTGAAGACACATAATAAGTTGCCTGTGTTGCTAATCCTACAATCGGAATGCTTCCCAGAGGATCGTATACGACTCTCTCACCGGGTCTAAATCGATGATAGGTAGTAAATCCTATTGAAGATGTATTTATTCCTGCAGCATCTAATTTTACAGTTCCAAGACCAACACCATCACCATTGATGATCAATTCATGTGGCACATTATTTAATTTTGCTACAGCGTTCGCACCTGTGCCATTTCCACCTGTAATTTTTATAATTGGTTCTTCAACATAATCAAAACCAGAGTCTAATACTCTTATCTCTTGAAGGGAACCTCTTACGGCAGCCTTTGCAGTCGCTCCACTTCCAACAGCATCATTTATTGCAACGACTGGTGGATTAATTACGTCAAACCCTTCCCCACCTTTTACTACGTTCACAGACTCTAAAATTCCAAAGTAAACAAAGTCTTTTGATTTGTAATTTAATATCTCTACACCATCAACTAATATTCCTGTATATCCAGGCTTTGTCTCAATTTTTTCTGAGTCATTTACTGGTTTCGATATCTCACGAATTAATTTTTGAGGTTCAATTACTTTCTCATGAAATTCATACTTTTCAATATCATTTGATGAAATTGTAACAGAATCAACTCCACCATCAGGATTTACTTTAGTAAATATCCCACTGTAAATATCCGATTGACTCTTAGCAAATTTAACTGTGTTCGCATCTATCCTTTTTACATAATATAAACCTTCAGCAAATAATCTACTAATAATATACTCTTGTCTTATCGTTTTACCTTCAGAATCAATTGTGTTTACCTCACCTTTTTGAGGTGTATAATACACAGCGTCTCCAGTAAAATAATTATGGTCAACTTGATCTGATATTTTTATTTCTTCATCATTACGATTATAAGTACCACCAAAAGTTAATTTTTGAGTTTTAGGATTTAACTTAGAATTACCGGTGAAAGGTAATGATGATGATGCAACATAAACTTTATTTTGACCTTCAATTGGATCGATTGTATTATGAAAAAATGGAACATGTTTTTCACCAACCATCATGGTTCCTTTTGTGGGATGTTCGTGAGATGGGCCAAAATATGGGACACCATTTACTGTCCCACCATCTGGTTTGATATAAATGTTTTGAATATTAGCAGTAAATTTGTTTAAATCTGAATGTATATCAGAATCAACTTTTGAAACTCTTCTACTTATTTTTGTAATTTTTCTTGGATCAGATATTCCAGTTCCCGTTATTAAACATGTATTCCTATCAAAAACATCTGTGACAATGTATATTTTATTTGATGCTGGTTCAAAAGAGGAAGTTATTTTGTCACCCCATTGAGTTCCTTCTGCTAATGTTTCATGAGTTGTAATTTTATCACCAATCCGAAGAATATTAACATCTTGAGTGACCAATTTGTATGTGTTATTTACAGAATCAATAATCTCTAAAGACTTTACAACATAACTTTGAGCTGTATTAAATAACCAATTATTTTCTTTAACATTATTTCCTATTTTACCTAAATTCTTTATTTTTATTTTTGATCCTATTGATTGATTATTAACATTTGGTGGAATAATAAAATTGTTTAAAACTCCACGTATCTTTACTCTTATGCCTTGATCATCAGATCCATCTGATGCGTATGCAAAAGTATCTTGATCAATTGCAGTATTATCAGATATTGTCGCTGTAATTCCAGTTGTATTGATGCCTAAAAACTGATTTATTGTTTTATCTGAATATGTACAAACTCCAGCTGTGCCATTTTCATATAAAAATGCTAAAGTGCCAGAATTAGGAAATCCAAGAGTCGAATCAACATCGATAAAAGTTTGAGCGACACCTACTTGTCCGATTATTTTCGTTTTAGCATGATTTGAAAATTCACCATAAATTAAATTTGTCGATCCACCTGTTGCTGGTGATGCATCAAGACTTAATTTAAAATATTCCTCAGTTGCGATTCCAACAGAAATTTTTTCGACAGATGCGACTGGAGCGTATGCTTTTGATATGTTTTCAAAATTATCTTGGTACAAAGTTCGATTAACAAGTGTCTCAGGATCACCAAAAACTGATTCTACGATAATATCTCTTGATTTTATATAATTTGCATTGGATGGTGATATTACATTATCAATTGGACGAATTATATCAACTTTTTCTCCATATAAAGCTCCAAATAATATATCAAATGACTGATCAGTTCCTCTTGTAGAATAAAAATCTTTTGATTGACGTATAAATTGTGGTTTATTAATTTTTTCGTTTAAATCTTTTTGAAAACCGTATAAAAATTGATTTTTTGTCTTTTTTAAAAATTCATCAAGAAATAAAACACTTAAATTTTCTACTTTGGTGTTATTTTCATGATTTTGAGCTGTTGAAGTTGAAAAAACAAGATCTTCTGGATCATTTGGATTACGAAATGATGTGATTCCACTAAAACCTCTTTTACAGTCAACAAAACTTATATCTGTTTTACTTTCATATGTGATTACCTCATCATTTATCTTTATGAGTCCATAATTATCAGGAAATCCTGTTGTATTTGATACAAAAATGGTAGAAGTTGTTATTCCAGCATAAGCAGTGGTATTAGTTGATTTTACTAAATTACCACATTCACTTAATTTAACGTATGAATCGATATTTTGAACAAGATCAACTGGGCCACCTTTATATTCTAAACCTTTATAATATTGAGACAGAAAATTTCCAACCAAAGGAAAATCCTCTTTGACATAAGAGGGTAATTGATTTTTTACAATTTGATTTAACTGAACTCTCTTTTCGGACATCTTTTATCTTATGATGTTTCCATTTTTGTAACTTGTTGTTACAGTATATGTTGATCCTGATGGATCAGCACCAGAACTAATTTCATCCACAACCATGTCAACAAAACTACTATCTAATTGTAAGTAAAGGTCTTGCAGTCCAATGATGTCATTAGACTCAGGTGTGGCTGATATCTCCATAATTTGAACGTTGTCTTTTGTTTTACCTGATACTATATTTATGGGGTCTAAAGTGATGCGTCCTTTCTTGTAATCGATTACTCCAATATTTCTCCTTTGTATGACAGGAGTTGATGACCCTTCATTTAATGAAAATAATGATATCTGTCCTTTCTCTGCAGTTGAATCAGGAATGTCATACAAATATACATCAGTATTGATGTTTAAAACACGAAAAGCACTTGAACGTATGTTAAACCCATTCATAGATTGAACATGAAACTCATTTCCAAAGTCAATTGCGTATTCTGCAACCTCAGAGACAGCTAATCTCAAATCTCTTCTCATCTCAACAGTTGTAATGTTAGATGTAACTGACTCATGGCTTGAATCAATGACTTTTAAGAAGCGACTATATTTAAATCTTGCCCCATATTTGTTCAATTCCGATGATTCGGCATATGCAGTCAAGTCTCTTTGTACTTTTGTTGAAACAAAAGATGCACTTGGTGCTAAATTTGTATTATAGTAAACTTTACTACTTGTTTCGATAAACAAATACTTTAAATCGAGTATTTCTGGAACAATTCCCGCTACTGCGTACCTTTTTAAACTTCTTTTTATATTTTGTTTAATTAGATTTGGAACAAAATCACCATTTCTTGGTTTAATACTTATAAAAACCTTTCCATATTGTGGAGGAACAAGATCTTCACCACCAAATACTGATATTGACTCTGCTTCTGGGTAAATTTTGTTTGGAATTAGTGTTTCATAGTCACCTGCACTTAAAGCTCTATTCTGAGTGGTGTAAAGTTGTGGCGCATACTTACGAATTGAATCAACACTTTCGATACTTTCACCACCGCTTGATGACAATGCGGATGAAATCAAAGAAATACCACTTGTAACAAATATTTCAACTGAATTTCTTACATAAGACACACTTCCAGCGAAAGTAAAGTTGTTTACACCATTTCCATCAGATCCATTTGTCACAATATACGTCATTTCAACAATATTACCATCTTCAAGTGCTTTTCCAAATATTCCATCACCAAAAATTACCTCATATTGCTCACTTTCAGCTTCTTGAATGAAATAAATGTTAGAATTTTCGTTTATTACTGATTTTGTATCACTATCAAAGAGTTCATCTTGTCTTGTATACTTAGTTGACACTGAAGAATCAATTGAAGGACGCACAGTAACGACTAAACTATCTAAATCGATACCAACATTAGGTAAAATAAACTTTTGAAATGGGTTTCGAGTTGAATATACGTATGATTGACTTAAATATGACCCCTCATAGACCTCAATATCATCAAAACTTGCAATTCCGTCAATAACCGAGACAGTTTTATCTTCGGGAATACCAAAAACAAAAGATTGTCCATTAAATCTTCCACCTGTAGTCGCAACAGGCCCTGCTTTAAGCGTTAAATTTGCAGGAGTCGGAGAAACAGATGAAATATCTACGAAAAAACTAACTGATGCTCTTGAAGATTTCTTTGATCGAGGTACAT